TCAATGCAGCACAAGACGATAAGATGGCAGTTAATTCTTTTATTGAAGACGCAATGCAAGTAGCAGGTGCAAACAAAGCAGCAAACATTGGCACCGCTATACATTCATTTGCAGAACGATTAGATTTAGGACAAGACTTAGGTGTTATACCACCAGAGTATTTGCCTGACATCAAAGCATATGAAGAGACAACTAAAATTCTCAACAACAAGTTCATTGAACAGTTTAGTGTGCTAGACAAATACAAAATTGCTGGTACACCAGACAGAATTGTTGAGTATAATGGCGAGTTATTTATTGCTGATATTAAGACAGGTCGAATAGACCATCCTAATAACATAGCAATTCAGTTGGCTATATACGCCAACGGCTTGCCGTATGACATTGCTACGGCAACCCGTGGCAGTTGGGGAAATGTAAACAAAAATAAAGCAATCATTATTCATCTACCTGCAGGAAGTGGCACATGCAAACTGGTGTGGATAGATATTAAAGAAGGCTACAAGGGTTTACAATTCGCCATGAAAGTAAGAAAATGGAGAGACCAAAAAGGTCTTTCTTATCCGTTCGAACAGGAGAACAAATAGTGTCTCACACAGAAGCACCAATCAGCATCACAGTAAAAACAGCAGCAGGTAGTTTAGTAACAGTTCGTGCAGAGCACGGAGACCAACTAGACCTACTACTTGTTAATGGACTAGAAGCAATTAAGTCAGCAACAACTGAACTTGAATCAGCAATCAAAGGTTCATCAGCACCAACACCAACAGCGACAGCAATCGCATCATCACTAGGCGCAAGCATCATCTCAACTGATAATTCAACTGCATCGCTTGGTGGTGGACGCAATTGTCCACATGGAAAGATGACAGCAATACAAGGAACAGGTAAAGATGGCTTTTTGTATCGTGGTTATTTCTGCCCAGCACCAAAGGGTGCCTTTGATAAATGTAAGAATGTTTATCTAAAGACAAGTGACGCAGCATGGAACACATTCGTTCCTGAACAGGTCAAGTGAAAACACTTAGACGCTCTATTAAAAAAGCAGAAGTGGGGGGCGAACCATTGCCCCCTGCTTTTCAAGCATTTGAAAGAGCAGGAATCATTCTGCGTAGAGCAGAGGTAACAGTAATTGCAGGCACACCTGGCGCAGGTAAATCATCAGTAGCCTTAGCCATTGCAGCCAGAGCAAAACTACCTACACTTTATTTCAGTGCAGATACTAATGCACACACAATGGCGATGAGATTAATTTCTATGGCAGGTAAAATGAGTCAATCTGCTGCCGAACAATTACTAAAGAAAGACCCAGACAAAGCAGGTGAATTACTATTATTAAATAATCATTTGTTCTGGTCATTTGAATCTACACCTACATTAAAAGATTTAGATGAAGAGGTGTCTGCATTTGAAACTATCTGGGGTAGAAGTCCTACACTAATAGTTGTAGATAATCTTATGGACATAGCAATGGATGGACACGAAGAGTTCCAAGGTATGCGTGCTGCTATGAAGGAGTTAAAGTATTTGGCTAGAGATACCAATGCTGCAGTCCTAGTATTACATCATACTAAAGAAGGCTTTGAGGGTTATCCATGTCAACCACGGTCAGCAGTCCAAGGTCTAGTCAATCAGATACCAGCAATGGTATTAACTATTGGCCAGATGAAACAGGGTAATGATAACTTTTTGTGCGTAGCACCAGTAAAGAATCGTTATGGTAGAGCAGACCAAACAGGCAATAACTATGTGACACTAGCATTTGACCCAGAGTCTATGCATCTAGATGATGTTATGATTAGGTATATGCCAACGGAAATGTTATAGATGTCATCAGCAGCCAAGCGCAAAGGGTCAAGAGCAGAGTCAGATGTAGTTAAGTGGCTCAAACAAAATGGTTATCCATATGCAGACCGCAGAATTGCAGGAGCACAACTAGATAAAGGCGATATCAGTGGTGTTAATGGAGTAACTATTGAGGTCAAAGACCACAAGCGATTGGATATTTCTACTTGGGTTAATGAACTAGAAGTAGAGATGAAGAATGATAAAGCATGGACAGGCACAGTTATTCACAAAAGAAAAGGTAAATCAAATGTGGATGATTGGTATGCAACTATGCCAGCCAAAGTTTGGATACAACTAATAAGGAAGATAGATGGACAAACATGATATTGGAGCCTATCTACAACACATAGGCGCCACCTTGCCAGCAATGGGACACGGTTGGCGCAAGATGAGATGTCCCTTTCATGGCGACAAGCATGCATCTGCTGCTGTAAACTATGAAGAAAATAAGTTTAAATGTTTTGGTTGTGAAGTAAGTGGCGATATATACGATTTAATTATGTACAAACAAGGAGGTAACTATCGTGAGGCTGTCCAATTCGCAGAGGGCATTTCTCCTACAGGCAACGGAGGAATACGCCAAACATATTCACACGGCTCAAGAGTATCTAGCAAGCCGACATCTATCGGTAGACGAAGCACGCAAGTTTCATCTAGGGATAGTGAAGGACGCTCTTCCAGGGCACGAACCATATAAAGGTAGACTAGCAATACCTTATGTTACCCCTGCGGGTGTAGTAGATATTAGGTTTAGAAGTATCAATAACAATCCCGATGAGCCGAAGTATATGGGTATGGCTGGTGCCAAAACTACTATGTATAATGCTCAGGCTGTGCTAACTGCAGGTAGTTATATCTGTGTCACCGAAGGTGAACTAGATACTGTTGCGCTATCAGTTAAGACTAACCATCCATCAGTAGGTATTCCAGGCGCTAATAACTGGAAGCCATACTATACAAAAATACTTGATGACTTTGAGTTAGTAATTATTCTAGCCGATGGTGATAATGCAGGGCTAGAGTTTGGTAAGAAACTTAGCAGAGAACTATCTAATGCTAACCTAGTACAAATGCCAGAAGGACATGATGTTAATAGTATCATCATACAAGAAGGAAAGGATTGGATAGATGAACGAATTAGAAAATGTCTCGGATGAAATTCAACGAATGTGGGATTACATCAGAGATAATAAAAAAATCTTAGGCATACCACTGACAAATAGTAGTGGATTAGATATCCTAAATGTATTAAGAGATGTATACGAAAGTATAGATGTAGATACCGAGGATGCTAAAAGAAAACTTACTCTTGTAGCAACAATCATATTAAGTGCAGTCAATGGTGATGCTGATGTAATTGTAAATGAAATTAGAGTTAAGTCTGCAATGGAGAACTTTGACGATAGTATAACGGAGATGCTAAATGAAAAATCCTAGTGATGTAGATGTAATATTAGATGAACTTAGAACTATCCTACTTAAAAAGCAGGAAGACTACGGCCCACTAAATATATCCCACGCCCCAGGCGGGGCTATCAACGGCCTACGAGTGCGGATGCACGATAAGTTAGCCAGACTAAACAACCTCTATAGCAAGGGCAACACGCCGAACTTTGAGTCTATTGAGGATACATTCATAGACCTAGCCAACTATGCTATAATAGGACTATTGGTACAAAGAGGACAATGGGAAGGCGCTTAAACTAAATGAATCAAGAGTGGATACAAGAATACGAGTTGCTTGTATCTAATCTTGCCTCTGAATATAATCGTAAGTATCCCATCACCGAGCCACAGGATATTCGCCAAGTCTTGTGGCTTTGGTTTGTAACCCATCCAGTTAAATACAAAGAGTGGTCTAAGTTAGAACCCAAAGATAAAGAAAAACTTATTGCAAAATCTTTACGCAATGCTGCCATTAAATATTGTGAGAAAGAAAAGTCCAGAGTTTCTGGCTACGAACTAGTAGACCTTTACTACTACGATGCTACAGTTATAGAAGCATTCCTACCTACCATCATAGGCGCTACCTATGAAATGCCATCTAAGATTAAAGACCTTAACTTTAAGTTTGGCAAGGGAGAAGTAACAGACGGCAACAACTGGCTAGTATTACGGTCAGATATAGAGAAGGCATTCAACAAGTTACCAGAGGCAAAACAAAATATTTTAAGAATTCGTTTCTCAACGGAGAACTCCGAGTGGACAACTTTAGGTAAAGAGATGAATACAAGTCCAGATGGTGCACGAATGAAAGTGCAACGTGCTTTAAATAGTTTAATCAGAATACTAGGTGGCTGGCGAACCTATGATGAGCCAGACATAGTAGAAGAAACAAAAGAAGAAGAATCAGATGAGTGAAGAACCTAAAGACATAAGGGATTTACTGCATAACAATGACTATAGCAATGCTATGGATTTACGTGGTGTTCCTATTGGAGATGTATGTGTTTGTGGTTCAGAGGTATTTATAGCCTTAATTGCTTTCCAAAAGAAAGAGATTTGCTTTTACTTTTTAGATGGTGAGTGTGCAGAATGTGGGTCAATGGTTACCCTACCATTTCCAGGAGATGACGAGTATGTAGAGGAGGAATGCTAATGCCGTATTATGATTTTGAATGTAAGACTTGTGTCAAGATAGTAGAAACTACAGACCCATCTCAACCAGTATGTACAGGTTGCGGTGGTGTAATGGTTCGTATATATTCAGCGCCACCAATACACTTCAAAGGAAGTGGTTTCTACTCAACTGGAGGCTAATGAGATTCAGCGATACGCCAGCATGTGATGGCATGGATATAAGTTTATTCTTTGTTGAGAATAGAGGAGATGACTACGAGAGCCTTGATTATGTTAGGAAGATGTGCAAGAATTGTCCAGTACTAGAAGAATGTTTTAAGTATGCACTTACTTATAACGTTAAAGGTATATGGGCAGGAACAACAGAACAACAACGCAGACAGATAAGAGTCACTAACAAGTTACCAGTGAAGCCTATCTATAACCCACAAGAATATGGACTACCAATATGAGCAAACTATCAGACTTTGATTTAGACCTATCAGTTGGGCAAGAAGGCGAATCATTGGTTAATGAACTACTTACGGGTGGCAAAACAGTAGAGGTAAAGACAGACCTTAAGTGGAAGAAGACAGGCAACTTATACATAGAAACATTATGCTGGTCTCACAACAATAACACTTGGTATGCATCAGGATTAGATGCAACTAAGGCAGATTACTGGGCATTTGTATTAGAAGGCGCTACACTATTAGTACCTACAAATATATTAAGACAGGCTTTAAACTTGTTCGGCCATCCTATTACCTGTAATATAGAACCTAATCCTAGTAAAGGATTCTTAATCAAGCCAGAACAGATACTTAAAGTACTACGAGAGTTATCTAGTTAGTAAGGGGAAGGCTAACTAGAAAACAAAAAAGACCCCCCAACCAGATAAAACTGGAAGGGGGGTTTTGTTTTGCTATTACTACTTAGCGCCTACACCAAAATCTTTTTCAGCAACATCAGCCCATTTAGCCAATGGACCGAATACAGCACCAATTGCAATTGCATATTGTGGTGCTAGGTCAGCAGCAAGTGCTAGACCTAATGTAACTGCAGATGCTAATACTGCACGTAAATAAGACTTGAAGGCTTTCTTTTGACGTTCTGTAACTTTGAACTTCATTTGCTCTCTTTCTTTGGCAATGGCTTTACTGCAGCCTTTACCGTGTTTAGGGTTGTTGCACTTCCCAACCAAGGAAACCATGGTGATGTATCATTACCACAGTTATCTTTGATGGAAATATGTAGGTGTTTATTATGTGGATTAGTTCCAGTATATCTGGCTTCGCCATTCTTGGCTGACCAAATCTTTCCCTGAAATATTAAATACTTAACTCTATTATCTACCTGTAACTTCTCATAGATTTCAAAACAATCAATCCCATTTACTGGGTCATGTGTTAGGTCTACTGCAAATCCAGTATTATGGTCAGAGTTAGGACTGGCTTTTAAATGAGCAACAGATGGTAGTAGTCCATCGCTTGCTTTCTTCCGCTTTGGTCGTAGCGCCGTCGCTTGGCGCAATACAGCAATTGCAGCAGGTGTGGCTTTCTTGGCAACAGTTGTCATTTACTTTTTCCTTATCCATACTTGCCATCCCTTACGTAGGATT